AGAGCTGGTGAATTGAAAGATCAAATGTTATTGTGCTTTCCCTCATCTGGTATGAATGATCATGCTAGTTTGATGGGTAGTTTAGCAGATGGTGTTCAAATGTCACATTTCAAAACTACACGTGCAGCTTTAGTTGTACCTTTTGATGAGGGTGTTGTTATGAAATTTGGAAATATTTATGCAAGAGATGTTGAGACAGAAATACAGTATGATGCAAGCATACCAAATTCAAAAGATGTTCAAAAATTTTTTGTTAGAGATAGATATGAGTATTCTGGATTGGAAACTACAGATGGTGATTGTGGAAGTTTGTTAGTTGCTATAAATTCAATGCTACCAAAGAAAATTTTGGGAATTCATGTTGCTGGAAAATGGAATGAAGGAATTTCTTCACCTATCAATTGTAGTGATATTGAAAGAGCAATGGAGAAGATGCCATGGAGCGCTCAATTAGAGATTTTAATTGACAGTGCAGAAGACAAGATTAAATTTGGATTGGACAATTGGATTCCTGAAGGAAATTTTGTACCAATTGGAAAAATACCAATTCCAATTTTAGGTGCAAATACTACAAAGATTATTCCGAGTTTGGTACATGACAAAATAACGAAACATAATACCATTCCTGCAAAGTTGAGGCCATTTACTTATGGAGAAGTTAATTACAACCCCATGGAAATTGGTCTTAAGAAAGCAGGTGCCGCAAACATTCAACTTGATGAGAAGATTGTTGATATTTGTATTGAAGATGTTAAACGCATTGTAAATTCAAAAATAGAGAGAGGTGTTTATGATCAAGTTTATGACGATTATATAGCTATAAGAGGTGTCTTAGGTGATGATTATTTACCACCCATTGAGAGAAAAACAAGTCCAGGATATCCTTGGGTTTATAGTAAAGAGGGTTTGACTGGAAAAACAAAATGGATGGGAAAAGATGATAATTTTATTGTACACCCAGATCTTAAAGCACGAAGTGAATATCGTATAAAATGTGCCAAAGAGAAGAAGAGAGTTTTGACTGTATGGATTGACACATTGAAAGATGAACGAAGACCATTTGAAAAAGTTTTGGCAGGTAAGACAAGAGTGTTTTCTGCTGGACCGATGGATTATACTTTCACGTTTAGAAAGTACTTTATGGGTTTTGCTGCTCATGTTATGAAAAATCGAATTGACAATGAAATTTCAGTTGGAACAAATTGTTATTCAACTGATTGGACGAGAACTGCAAAGAAATTATTGAGTAAAGGAAGAAAAGTGATAGCTGGTGATTTCAGCAATTTTGATGGAACACTTGTTGCAGATATTCTTTACAAGATTTTGGACATTGTAAATGATTTTTATGATGATGGTGAGGAAAATGCTACAATTCGTAGAGTACTTTGGGCAGAAATTGTTAATTCGATTCATCTGTGTAGAGACAACTTGTACATGTGGACACATTCGCAACCATCTGGATGCCCGATTACATCGATATTGAATAGTTTGTTCAATTCTGTCAGTATGAGATACGTTTGGATGTTAATTGTTGAAGACAGCATGAAGAATATGAAGTCTTTTAATGAAAACGTTTCAATGGTTTCATATGGTGACGACAATTGTGTGAATATTTCAGACAAAGTTATTCACGTTTTTAATCAAGTGACTATAGCTGAAGGATATAAGCAAATTGGTATGACTTATACTGATGAGTCAAAGACTGGTGAGATTATTCCTTATAGAGAATTGTCAGAAGTTGCCTATTTGAAGCGCAAATTTAGATGGGAAGAGAGTGAAATGCAATTTATTGCTCCTCTCAATTTGGATGTTGTGTTAGAAATGGTAAATTGGATCAGAGGTGAATTGGATGCTGAAGAAGCAACAAGATTAAATTTGGAAGCATCTGCTTTTGAATTGAGTCTTCACGGAAAAGAAATATTTGACAAATGGATTGTAGAGTATAAGAAAGCCAGTAGATATTTTGAAGAAAGACCAGAATTTTTAACCCATTTTCAATATAGGTATGAAGATATGGTCAAATATGGAATG